CTACGCCACCAAACTTCTCTTCTTGGGGACCAGCGGCGACGGCGCCACGAGGGCTGGCCGCTGGGGCTCCTCCTCCAGAACATGGACCACGTCAAACAGGGCGTTTGGCTGGAGCTTGGCATACTTCATCGTGGTCTGGATGCTCTCGTGCCCAAGCCAGTCCTTGACGCGGCGCAGGTCCACGCCCCGTGTCACGAGGCGCGTTGCGCAAGTGTGGCGCAGAACGTGCGGGGTCAGCCACGGGAGGTTTGTTACCGTCTGCATCGTGTCCCACGCCGAGCGCAGGAATGACGGCTGTAGCTGCCGCCAGGGGCCGCGGCGGCCGTCATCAGTCTGGGCCGGCGGAAAGTAGAATGGGCCTGGGGCCTCTGGCGGAAGGTTGGATCGGCGCCGCTCCAGCGCGGCGAAAGCCCGCTTGGTGAGTGGGACGACCCGCCACTTGTCTCCCTTGGACTTCCAGAAGGACACGCGGTCTTTCATGATATGCTCCCACTGGAGCTTACCGGCGTCGATAAAACACCGCGCCCCGGTGTCGATCAGGAAGACCGTCAGGTCCTCGTTGAACTCGTCGCTCACGCGCTGCCAATAGTGCAAAACGAGGGCTTCCTTGGCGTCGTCAAGGTAGTGTGGGCGTGGCTCACCCTGGCGCCGCATGGCGAATTTCGGGACGGACACCAGCGCCCCCTCGTCGTGGGCGGTGCGGAGCATCGTCTTGAGGGCGGACAGCTTCCGGTTGACCGTTGCCCCCGAGTTATTCAGCTCATGCGCGAAGTACGCGGCCATCTCGGATATGTCCGCCGAGGAGATATCGTTCACGTCGCGCTCTCGCCCGAAATAATCGACGATGTAGCGGCCGTTGCGGACTAGGTCACGCTCAGCCGACAGGCCCTCCCACCGGGTCCGCTTTACGTGGTCAAAAAGCGACCCCAGGGTCGACAGGGACGCCTTCCCTACCCGCCCGGTTTTGGGTGGTGGAACCGGTTTACCGGCGAGTATGGCCGCCCGAGCCGCCGCTTCCCAGGCGTGGGCGGCGTCGGCGGTGTCAAATTGATGGCGGTGCCGCTGGCCTTCGAGCGCAACGTAGGCTTGGAAGCCGTTTCCCCGTGCCTTGACACTCATTGGAGACCTCCAACGTTCAGCCGAGCCACTATCTTGTCAGAAAGCCGACGGCCGGCCTCGGTGAGCTTCACGATCTTCCCACGCCGATCATCAGGATCGGCAACGGTCTCGATCAGCCCCAGCCCAGGACGCTTCTGACCAGTGTCCGGGTCGTCCTCCCAATGTTCATCCGCAAGGACCCGGACACGGCGGGAGTTGGTTGACGACCAAGCGCCAAACAGCTTCTCGATGTCCTTCATCCGCATGAACCCGCGCGGGGACGCTGCGACCCAGAGAAATATCATCACGGCATCGGCCCGAATGTGCCGGTCCTTCTGCCAAAATTCTTCCAAGATTGCAGCCACCGCGTCGAGGACGCGGCGGTCTGCGGCGTGTCCTGGTGGGGACATTTGGCGCCTCGCTTGTAGCTCGGGGTTGAGGCGCCCCAGGTCGTCGGGCTAAGAGGGCGCCGCCATACCGTTCCCATTCTGGAGCGGTTTATGCGTGCCTGCAAGCCCTTCAACACGCTGAAGGACGCTCTCGGCCTCCGCAATCGCCCACCGAATGGGGTCTGACACGGTGGGCGAGTTGACGTGGTGGCCTGCGGACAGGTTCTGAATGGCCTCATTGAGGCACTTAGCGGCGGTTGCCAGCCTGTACGTTGTGGAACTCATTGGACCCCCTTCATGGGTGTTAGAGGCCAGGGCCTAGGACCGCAATCCTAGTAGAACAAAAACGGAACGGTCAAGCGGCCAGGATCACTTGTCCTGTCCGATCGTGCAGCGTGACCACGAACCCCCTGTCGAGGGTCCGGTCGTAGTTCCGGCGGGCTGCCCGTTGAACGCGGAAGCGGGCGGCCATGTGCTCCATCTGGAGAACGCTGCCGACTTCACTAGCCCGCTCGCGAGAAATGAAGAGCGTGGGGCCGGTGTCTTCCGACCCCGGCGGCAGATTGAGGACGCGCACTGCGGTCACCTCACGGTTTCAGGAAGTGGAGCCGCAGGGCGGCGATGGCGGCCCCCATGACGAGGGCCGCGCTGGCGACGATCAGGAAGGCGGTGAGGGTCTCGGCGTTGGTCATGGCCGGCCCCTAGCGTATCCAGGGGTCGGTCACGACGAGCGTTCCGTCCGACGGGCGACGCATGGTGTTCCCGTCGTGAAAGTCGAAGCGGACGCCGAGGAGGCATGCCATCTTATGGAGCTGCTCCGCATACTCCAGGTAGGAGGGCGGAGCCCCGAGCTTTTCCGCGACTGCTTTTAGGCCGTCGCGGCCAAAGCGCAGGCTGAAGGTGTTCCGTTCCGCCTGTTGAAGCTCTTCCAGGGCCTCCATCTCGACGACGTAGACGCTCGGCAGCTCCGCGAGATGGTAGACGGCCGGCGAATGCTCCGAGGACATGCTTGTCGCGGCCCGGAGATATTCGAGGGCGCCATCCGATCTCCCGGTCTCGCTGCTCTTCGGGCCGACTTTCACGACCCTTCCAGGGACGTCAGGATGGGCGAAGACATGCGAGTAGCAACCCGCCCCGACGACGTGGTAGCCGCGCCCCGCGAGACGTTGGCAGACGTCGCCTTTACCGCTGTACGGGGGAACCGAGGCCAGCGCCCGAGAGAGCGTCTCGGACGGCTGGTCGGCGCCGTAGGAGATTGACGCGAGGGCACCTCGGCCGCCCCCGGCCCACTGCTGAAGGGCGGCGTTCATTTGCTGCCCTCCGCCTTGGCGATGGCGATCTTTGCCAGATGCCGCGCCCGCTTAAGCATCCCGATGCTGTCGATCTTGGTCTTTGGCTCTAGCGCGGCGATCTCCCGGAGTACCGCTAGCATTTCCGGCGAGCCGCCCGCCTCGGCGCCGTACTCGGGCAGAACGGTCGGAAGATCACCGGCGAGCGCGGGTCCTCGCGCCCCGTCGCCGGATGGCGCCGCCTCGATCCCCGCGATTGCTTCGTGCGCATGCGATTCGCAGTACGCACGTAGACGGTTGAGCGGGTCGGACATGCCGCGCGCTTTCCTGCGAGCCTGCATCGCCAGAACGGCGTCGCTAGCCATCGGCCCGGCCCTCCGCCTTGGTCTCAGCCTTGATCTCACGCCGAACGGCCACACGGGCACGCTTCGCCTCCGCCGGGTAGCGGGCTTCGAGGGTGCGCAGGGCGGCCCGAAGGTCGGTCGTCTTGAAGGTGTGACAGCCGACGTGAATGGTCCGCCCGAAGCGGCCGGGTGCGGCCCAGTGACCAAGCAGCACCCGAATGCCGAGGCCACATAGGAATGGGTCCCGGTGTTCCCGCCGAGCCTTGGTTGCCATGCGGGACATGCGCCCCAGGGTGACCATGACGGAATATGGATTGGCGGACCCATAATAGAGCCCGTTCGATCGGATCTCCGCCCCGTCATAGGTGACTTCGAACCGCTGCGATCCGTCGTCGTATTCGGACGCGCGAACCATCAGGGGTGCCCCGGCGTCGCTTTCTTCGATCCGCCAGACAGGGAGGGAAACTACCAAGCGGCGGTTGAAGAGGATGCCGTTGATGGCGTGGTCCGCGGCGGGCTTTGCGCCCCACACAGCTTGGTGTCCAAGGCCGAACGCCGCGCATGCGTCACTTATTGCGTGGCGGGTCGCCATGGTCGGCCACCCGCCGTCATTGAGCGTCAGCAAGGCGCCATCAGCGCTCAGAGACGCGATGACCGTCGAGTGAAAGACGAAGTGTTGCGAACCGTCCTCGGCGAAGACGTGCAAGCGGTTGTGGCCGGCGAGGCGGGACCGGGTCACGGGCGCCTTGAGGGTCGCGGAGGCGGCGGAGACAAGCTCGGCTTTCGTGAGCCGCGCCCCTCCGGCGGCGGAATACTGCCCGAACATGGATCAGAACTCCTCAACGCCAAGAATTGCGTCGGCCCGGACCTTCGCCGCATCGAGAACGTCGTCATCCTCGTAGGGATAGACGGCGGCGCGAAGCTCCGCGAGCGCGTCGAAGACTTCATCGTATGGGGGCTTGGTGCCCTCCGCCTTGGCGGCCGGAGCCAGCGCATTCGCGATGCGCCCGCACTCGGCGAAGCCGCGGACCGGGAAGACCATCAACGTGGTGGCGCCGACGATCCCGGCTTCCTTGTCGAGGCCCGCATGATCGAGGGCGTAGTAAGCGCCGCACATGAACTCGATCAGGGCCTCGTCGCGCTTCTTGCCCTTCAGGCCGAACGTCTTTGCGCGGCCGACGAAGATGCTGCAAAGGTGCTGCAACACGGTCTCTATCTCCCGATAGAAGGAAAGGACCGCCGGCCGGATGGCGCGGCGCCCGGCTCTAGCTGCCGTCGAGACCGCCCCACATGCTGGACATATGGGGCGGCCGAAAGAGCGGCTAGGCGTTGACTGGGAGGGCGGTTGCCCACGACCGGACCTCGGCCATATGGGCCGGAGGCACGGGCACCGCGGCCGCACGGGACGGTTCCTCGGCCCTTCTCTTGGCGAGGAACTGAGGATCGCCGAGCGCCCGCTCTTGGTTGTCGAGGTACGCGCTCACGAAATCGCGCTGCCGCTCCGGGAAGTCTCCGTGGCGCTCCAGATAGAGCGCTTGGCCGATCACCTCGGCCCGGAGGATGCGGCACCATTCGCGCGTCTTCGACGACTGGCCGTAGACCGTCAGAAGGTGTTCACACTGCATCTCGACGGCCGCCATTTCCCCGGCGAGGGTGAAGTCGTGACGCCCATTGAGGTGGCACCAGTCATGCCACGCGCGAAAGGCGTAGTTGACTTCGGGGTTTCCGAAGATGGTATCCGCGGAACCGCCCGACCAGACGGTCAGCCGCCTTCTCCTGCGAACGTGGTCGACCAGCTTCTCGAACGTGTCGGGCGCGTCTTCGGACACGTCGAAACCGGTCGGAAACAGCCGGCCCGCCATGTGCAGCACGGCGGCATTGAGACCGGCATCAAGCGGATAGCGCTCGGCCGGGAGATTGGCATAGCGGTTCATTCGTCAATTCCCTTGACGTGGATTATCACTCCATTATCGGAGCAATCGGCGCACACTGCTGCCGTCGAGACGGCTCGCGAGGAGCCGCCTAAAGAGCTTCAGGAATGCTTGAGCTTGCGGAGGCACACGGCTTGCGACCAGTCGGACCCATAGGTCCCGGCATAGACAGCGCCATTGTTCCCGCGGACCCGCACATACGTCATGCGGTGGCCGGCCCGCGCGTTGCGCCACGTATTGCAGGCGATGACGTGTCCGAGGACCACGCCGCGCCATGTGGTGACGACAGCGCCCCGCGCGATATAGGCGATGAAGCGCTCCGGCCGGTCTTTCCAGGCGGCAAGCTCGGCCACTTCAAGCGCCGCGTTGTGCGCTTCCGCCTCGGCCTGCGTCATGTTGACGGCGCCGTCAGGCGAGAATGCCCGGCCCTCATGGGTGATGACGTAGCCGGTCATTTGCCGCTCGCCTCCCGCGACCGGAGCCAGTCATAGAGCCCCGCGGCGGCGTCGAGCATAGGCTCGAACAGGAAGGCGGCGGCCGCCAGAACGGGCGTAACCAGCAAGAGGAGATACCAGAACATGGCAAACTCGATGAGGGCGGCAGGTTCGTGCATTTTGGTCTAGCTCCCGCTAGAGGAAGGTTTCGCCAGTGCGCTGGCATCATCAGCGGCGCCGCATCAGCGCCGGACCTTCGCGACGACCGTCAAGCGACTAGGCCGCTCTCGTATCGTCCTCAACGTCCGGCTCGGAAGGGATCGCTTGCGCTTGCCGTGGCCTTTGGACGGCCGCCGACTAATCTTCCGCCTTGTTCCGTCCTAGGTCCGTCGCACCCATTCTTCGGGGTTCGTCGCGGCCGTCGTCACCGGGCGTTGGAGCGGGCTCTATATGCTTGGCGACCCGCCTTTACCGTACCGGCTTGAGGCTGCTGCCCGTCCGCCGATGGACAGAACATAGATCGCTCCATTTTCGGAGGCAATAGGGGCGGACGATTTTTTTCGGTTCGGCCGCGATTTTTCGTCTATCGTGTTGATTTTGATGGGAAACTTTTTTGTGCGCCGGGCCGCGTCTGCGACTTCGGAGGCTTATCGCTCCATTCCAGGACTGATTTTGCGCGGCCCAAGTGCGGCGCCTAGAGGGTCGCAAGGCCCGTGGCGAACGGGCTTATGCTCGCTCTGAGCACAATGCGGACAGATGCGGAGGGATGCTGACATTATGCTCAGGCCGAGCATAAGCGGCTGCACTGATAGACGGGCGCCTAGATCGGCCGCCGCGGTCCATCAGCAGCGCAACAGCGGATTGCATATCCGTTGCAGCGTTATATTTTTCAATGACTTAGCAGCCGCTGGTGGCCTAGACGGTGGCCTAGCCCGGCGGAACCGCCCGCTCGCGCCCGTGCTTGGACCGCGCCCGAGCCCGCGAACGCGCACGGGGGAGGGGGGATTTCGGCATCGGACGTCGATCCCTTCCCCGCTTCGGATTTTTCTGGCAAACATTCCGGGTGGCCCGCCCCATCGGGAGGACTTGGTGTACAGCTTTGAGGATATCCAGAGGCTCCGGGACCAGCGGCTCCTGCCGGAGGAGCTTCACGTCTGTCTAGCGTCAGTGGTGGAAACGCATGGGCTCTCACCTGTTGCCGTTGAGCTTGACGGCGTGCCGTTCGATCCGAGAGCGCCTAGACACGACTTGTTCGGTGTGCGCTCGATCGAGACCGGTATACGGTTCATTATCGCCGGGAGCAGTGCCTCACGGCGCCTATTCACCGTCTTCATGGAGGGACCAAGGGTCGGCCAGTACAGCCCGCTCGAAAAGGGCCTGGAACTCCACCAAGCCCTCGCCCTACTGGAGACCGCTGTCGTCAACCTGAAGCCCGCGATAGCTGCCGTTCGGGCGTCAAAGGCCCCGCCTGTGCGGGTATGAACCCGAGAACCACCCAGAGGCTGATCAGGACATGGCTGCTGGCCTTCCTAGCCTGCTGCCTAGTCTGGCTCTACACCCTCCTCTGAGCTTCTTTTAGGAGGAGGTAGGTAGGAGGACACCAGTTGCTTCACCAGCCTATCACCTCCTCAGATCCCTCCTCATAGCCTCTCTATTTCATAGCAGCCTCATGAGAGGCTTCCTGAGAGGCTCTATAGGAGCATCTTGCTTTCGATCTTAGATAGGGGGCTTCCTGGCGGAGGGTGGCCCCTATTCCAGGAGAGGGTGTCTTCCTCTGGTCTCCTCTGCCGCGGCAGGCGCCAGGGAGACTCCAGGATGCGCATTTTGGTCTTCCCGCTAGGTGGGTAGCGGGCAGCCCTGAAACGCGCATCCTGGGCCGGTGGGCGTGACCTGGAAACGCCTATTGGTGGGCTAGCGGCGCCCGATCATCGACGGCTGCTGGAGCGGCCGCCCGATGGCGTTCCGCATGAACCGGTCAAGCTCCTGCTGGAGGAGCATGGCGCGATGGTCCTCGGCCGCCTTGGCCGTGTCCCGCGCGAGGCGCTCGGTCCACCAGTGGACGGCGAGGGCGACGGCGTCGATCCGGTCGTCCTTGAGGATCGAGCCGCGGTCCTTGGTGATCCGGGTCATCTGGTAGAACAGCCGGTAGCGGGCCTGCTCGTCCACGGGGCGCCCCTCGGTGGACCTGAAGTCCCGCTCGAAGAGGCCCTTGTCGACCACCAGCCGGTGCTGGTTCATGACCGGCTCCAGGCAGTCGATGATCCGGCGCTCCTTCTGGGCCGAGGACCGCTCGGTCTCCTCCAGGGAGCACGGGTGGAAGCGGTGCAGGACCGGGGCCAGGAGCTGGTTGAACATGCCGTCGCCGAAGTTCGGCTCGACGATCACGGTGTTCACCTTGAACGCTCTGGCGATCCGCGCGAGGGCCTCCAGGGTCTCCATCGAGTAGCCGCCTGGGAGGCCCCCAGCGTCCAGTAGGAAGAGGCGCCCGAAGAGGGATGCGACCACCGCGTAGCCGGTCTCGTCACCGCCGCGGCCGGACGGGTCCACCGCCATGATGACCCCGTGGTAGGCCGACCACTCGGGGGCGACGAAGAACGGCCGGTGGAGCCGGTCTCCGCTGAAGCCGACGTTCGGGAGGTCGTTGAGCGCAAGGTCCGCGGCGGAGCCCCAGGCGAGGTCGACCGGTGCCTTGGCCGGGTCCAGGTCCATCACGATGAGGTCCGAGAGCTTCAGGGGGTAGCGATCCTGGTCGCTCAGGGACGTGTCGAGCATGAACTGGAGGGCGAAGCCCGAGCGCCCGTAGGACAGCTCGCGCTCGACCAGCTCGGCGTCCGTGAACCGGGCGGGGTCCGTGGGCCGCCCCGCGAGCCCAGGGTTCTGGACGAGGCGCCGGGCCAGCTTGGGGGCGAGGCGGTCGCCGTACTTCGGGAACTGCTTCTTGGTCGGGTAGCGGGCGGGCCAGATGCGGATCTCGTAGCCGCGATTGGGCAGCTCGCCATAGACGGTCTGCTCGGTCTGGGGCGTCCCGAGGTAGATGATGCGGGCCGTCGCGAGCGGCTTCAGGATCGCGTCGAACTCCTTCACGGATTCCGCGAGCTTGTCGCGCATGGCCTGCGTGGCGGAGTTGTTCGCCACCTCGATATCGTCGGCGATGATGACGTCCGCGCGGGAGCCGGTGATCTGGCCGGTGATGCCGGCGCTCTTCACGCTAGGCGCGTGAGACGCTCGGGCCGGGCCGACGTCGAAGGCGATCTTGGAGGAGCGCTGGTCAGGCCCAGGCTGGAGGTGGGCGAGGATCTCGATCTCGCCGATCAGCCGTTGGGCGAAGGTGCTGAAGTCGTCGGCTCGCTGCTTCGAGGCCGAGACCACGAGAATGTTGAGCTGCGGGTTGCAGTAGAGGAGCCAGACGACGAATGCCGAGGTGATCCAGCTCTTGCCGACGCCGCGGAACGCCTCGATCACGCACCGCTTCGGGCCGTGCTGGAGGTAGTGGGCGATGTCGTACTGGACCTCGGTCGGGTCCGGCAGGCTCAGGTGCTTCCAGCAGAGGAAGAGGAAGAGCCGGAAGTCCTGCTTCAGTGGGTCGGTCTCGACCGGCGTGTGGCTGGTCGAGGAGATTGCGGCTGTGATGGCGTCTCCGCGCACGAGGGGGAAAGGCGCTGGTGCGGTTTCTGCGACCGTCCGCTAGGTGGGTAGCGGGGAGGTGGAAACGCGCACCAGCGAGGCTGTGTGTCCCTTAGTGGGGACTGTCGACCGCGTCCTCGTCCCCGGCATCCGGGAGGGACGCCTGGGAGAGTAGGGCGGCCAGCCGGCCGAGGTCGTTGCCCTTGGTGGCGAGGGCGTCGATCCCGTTGTCCTTGAGGAGCTGACGGATGACGTTGAGGGTGGCTGCCGCCGGGCGAACCCGAAGCGGCTGGCCGGCCCCGTCAGTCGCCACCGCGCCCTGGTGGATCAGGACCTCGCCGTGCTCCAGGCGGTCCTTGAGGTCCGCCACGAACAGGCTGAAGACCTGTTCGAGGAGCTTCTTGTTGTGCCCGCTCAAGCGAACAGCCTGTCGTAGAGGTACTTCCCGAAGGTCGTCAGGAAGGCGCCGATCGCCCCGGCGAAGCCGAGGTAGTAGTTCATCTTGCTCTCCACGGAGGCGACCCGGTGGTCGACCTTCGACACGCGCTCGTGGAGGGCCTCGGTGTCCTTGTCCCCGCGGTCGAGGCGCTGGACGATGCCGTCCAGCTTTCCCTCGATCCTCCCGAGGACCCGCTGGATATCAGCGTCGGTGCCGGTCACGCGAAGGCCCGGTCCGCGGCGCCCTTGGCGGCACGGTGGTTGAGGGCGGCCTTGACCGCCATCTTGGCGACGACCCGATGAGCCTCGATCTTGGCGAGCGCCTCGGCGGACTTGGCGTCGGCCTCGACGACGGAGGTGGCTACCTCGGAGACCGAGACGCCGCGGGCGGTCGCCTCGGCGGTCAGGTAGGGCAGCGGGACGCCGTTCGTGGCGCCCGCAAGGAATGCCTTGGCCTCGGCCAGCTTGGCGGCATAGGGCGCCCCGAACGTCACGAGGGACGCACGGAGCGTGGTGGCGGTTGCGTCGATCTGGGCCAGCAGCGCGTCCTTGTACGCGCCGAGGTCAATCGACGACGAGAGCTTCATTCACGTACTCGCGGTAGGGGAAAGGGGGAACCATGCGGACGCGGTAGACGCCCGGCACGTCGGCCTCCAGGACGCCGTCGTCGATCGTCCCGACGAACTCGTCGTCGAGGTAGAGCTTGGTGCCCGGCGGCACGCTCTCAGGGGAGATCTCGGGGCGGGGCTGGATGGAGCCCCCGACGACGTAGTAGCGGTCGCCGGGGATGATGGGGCTGGTGGTCTCCAGCACCGACAGGAGGGGGTTCTGGGACTTCCCGTCGATCGACCCGGAAGTGCTACCCGAGGAGACCACCCGGCCGGTGGCCGTCTCGTAGAGGACGAAGGAAGTGATCTTCATCGGCTCACTTCTTGGTGTTGGTGATGGCGAGGTGCCGGTTGAGAAAGACCACGGTCACCGCCTCGGGGAAGACATTGACCACCGGGGTCACCCGGACCGAGTAGGTCGTCAGGGACGTTCCGGGATTGGTGTCGAGGAACGGGAAGTTGAAGAACCCGTCGAACGTGAGCTGACCGCCGGTGGTGAGGTTGCGGATCGGGAGCGAGATCTGGCGTGCGCCAATGACGGTGGTCCCGCGAAGGCACTCGACGGCGATCGCGACGTAGCCCGCACCGGCGACCTGGGCGATGTTGATGCCAGAGTACGCGCGGAAAGCAGCGTCGATGCGCACGAGGCCGTCGACAGGTGTAACGAAGAGGCTCTGGATCGTGACCGCGTCGTTCTTCGCAACCGTGATGGCCTCGGCGGTGTAGGCGGTCTCGACGATTGAAATCGCCCCATCGGCGAGGCTGTCCGTGACGACAGCCCCGGCCTCCAGCTTCCGAATGTAGACGTCGTCCATGTAGATCAGGCCGTCCTCGTAGGAGAACGGAACGATGCCGGCGTCCAGGTCCGGGTCGAGGAGCTTGAACTTGTCGACCTCGAAGACCAGCTCGGAGACGGCGCCTTCGGAGCCCTCGGAGACGCCGGTCAGCTTGACGCTGCCGGCCGGCGCCCCATCGACGTCCACCTGGAGCTTCCACTCCGCGGCAAGCCCATCGACGCTCGTCATGGCCTCGGTGATCGATGCCGTGTGGTCGCCGACCGTGGTCTCGACCTCCGTGACACTCTCGGCAACGGCGAGATCACCCGCTGCGCGAATGCCCTCCTCCACCGTCACCCGCGCGTCGAGCGTGGTGAGGGCGGCTTGGATGGCCGCGATGTCGGCGGCAAGGTCGGCGGTCGACGGCCCCTCGGCCCCAGGGCCACCAGACACGGCCTCGGCGAGGTCACGCTGCGTCTCCTGGAGGGCGTAGAGGAGCTGGAGGTTGATCTGGTTGAGGTCCTCGACCGGGACGGCGCCCTCAACCGTGTACTCCACGAGGACGCTGGAGATCGGGGTGTTTCGCTCGATGCGCACCAGGGCGCCCGCGGAGGGCGCAGACGCGAACTCGACCGTGGAGGTGTCCACCCAGGAGAACGTGGCGTCTTCTCCGTTGATGGTGGCGGAGACGTGCTCCTGGTCGAGGTAGGGGAACGAGATCGCGAACTGCGTCGCGGTGCCGTCTGCGACGACGGCGTCGTGGCTTGTGGCCATGTGCTCCTAGTCTGTGGACGGACGCGGCGCGTGTTCGCGGCGGTCCTGGATGAGGTGAGAGAAGAGCGTCGCCGCCGGCAGCCAGTTGGCGAACGGCAGGAGGCGGTAGCCAGACTTCAGCTCGTCCTGTGCCATCGGGCGGCCCTCGACGATCGAACGACGGACGGCCGTGGTGAACTTACCGACCTCGTCTATGATCCCGAAGGTGGGGTTGCCGAAGATGATGTCGGACGACTGGCCTGACGCGCGGGTGTTCCCGAACTGCGCCCCGATGACGTAGCCCGCGGTGCTGTCGAAGAGCATCGGCAGGATCGAGCTTTCGGGCATCCTCCCGACCGCCCCGAGGAGGAGCCGGTCGATCGACAGCTTGCCCTCCAGGTACGCCTTCTTGTCCTCGGCGCCGAGGCTCTTCACGTACTCGGTGGTCGCATAGCCGAGCCCGCCCGCGATGGCGGAGCCGGCGATCCCGATGATGGTCCGGGCGTCGAAGTTGTGCAGCCCGTGAAGGAACTGCTTCGAGTAGGCGTTGAGGACGAAGTTGCGGAACTGGAGGAAGACCTGGGCGCCGGGGTGGGTCATCCACCTGGCAGTCGACCCGAGGTCGTTCTCCTGGATCACTCTGCGGCTCCAGCGGAACAGCGCCGTGACGAACTTCGCACGGACCTCCGGGTCCCACTGCGCCATGTTGAGCGTGTGGAGCCGGCCGCCACCATCCTCGATCCCGGCGTGCTTCCGCATCTCCCGGACGACCCCGGTGATGTCCTCGTCGGACAGCCCGAGCTGCCGCATCCGGGCACGGTCGCCCTTCGAGAGCTTGCCCCCGGCCTTGGCGATGTCGGCGAAGCGCTGGGCCGTCGCTCGCATGGTCCACGTCTGGGCCGTCGCCGTGAGGGTGTGCAGGAACGAGATCTTGGCCGTAACCTGCTTCGCCTTCATCAGGACGTTGTCCGCCTGCCGGCCGAGGCGGTCGATCTTGGTCTCGCCGAAGCTCTCCCCAACGGTCTCGTCCAGGAGGCGGAGCCGCTCGGCGTTGAGGAACTCCTCGGCGCCCTGTCCGCCCATGATCTGAAGCTCGCGGGTCAGGAGGTCCTTGTGGACGTACCTGTCGTCGAGCATCGCTCGGCCCACGGCGGCGACCCCAGGCATCTGCTGAAGCGCGGCCTTGAAGCCTACCTTGAACGGCACCGCGAGCATCTCCTGGGCCTGATAGATGCCGGTGTTGTTCATCAGGCGGGCGAAGTTGAAGTCGCGAAGGCGGCGTGCCCACTGCCACGCGCGGCCGGAGCGGTCGTAGTGCGGCACCCCGACGAGGTTGTCATAGAGGAACTGGAGGTTGTCGAGGTCGGCCTTGACCCGAGGATCGGCCTTGCCGAGCGCTCCGCGGTCCTGCCAAACGTCCCTGATCCAGTCCTTCACCTTGTCGAAGTCCGCTCGGGACGTGATGCCGTCCACGATCAGCTCCCCGGTGCGGGGGTTGCGGACCTGCATCCGGGCGAGGGCCACGCGCCCAGACAACTCGTTGACGTAGCGGTTGAAGATCCACTCGGCGTCCCGGTGGAAGAAGTCGCGCACCGACAGGCGCTCGAAGCCCCCGTCGCGGGTGCGCACGAGGGCGGTGTGCCCGTAGTCGATCGGGGAGCGGCGCATGGAGCGTGCCGAGGCCCCGCCGTCCTCCTTGGGCTCCAGGAGCTTCATCAGCTCCGCCCGGTCCTCGTCCTTGACTTCGAGGTCGTTGAGGATCTCCTCGACCCGCTCGCGGGAGCCGGACGAGAACGCCCGGTCGAACTCGTCACCCATGCCGATCGCGGCCCTGGAGATGTTCGTGTAGTAGCCCTTGGCGATGCGGCGGGCGGCCTCGTTCGTCAGCTCGGGGAGGCGGGCCTGGAAGGCGTCCGCAATGAACCGCTCGACGACGTCGCGGGAGAACTTGGAGCCGATGGCGGCGAGCCGCGCCGGGTCCATGTACTTCGGGACGTAGAAGCGGTCCTTGACGAGGCTGTCGAAGCCGTCGACCGCCCGCCGCGTGGAGCCGTCCAGGATGCCGGGGTTCGTGAGGTAGTCGACGAAGCGGGCGTAGCCCTCCTGGTTCGCCTTGGCCGCCTTCTGGACGGCCGGGTGGTAGAGGTGTCCGTTCACGCGGTCCTCGGCGGCCGCCGAGACCTGTTCCATGAACTCCAGGCGCCGGCTGTCCTTCTCGAACCACGGGTACTTCATGTCCGCCATCCACTCGTCGAAGGCGGGCTCGACGACAGAGTACCACCGGCCTCGCTCGGCGCGTGAAAGCTCCAGCTTGCGGGCCTCGGCCGAGTGCGGGACGACGAGGTTCTTGTCGGTGAAGCCGACGACCTCTTCTCCGAAGTGGGCGCCGACGGTGCGCGTGAGCGGGTTCTCGGAGGACCCGAGCTTGCCCACGCTGTCGAAGCGGACGCTGCCGAAGGCGGCCTTCGGTGCGTCGCCCTCCAGGACATGGGGCGTGCTGGTCCCGAGGAACTCCGGGGCGTCCGGGTTACGGGCAGCGCCCACTGCTCCTGCGCCGGGCTCCGCCTGCATGAGCTTCTGGCCACCGGTGGTGAGCGCCCGAGCCTCGTCCTTCAGGGCGGGGTTGCGGCCGATCGCGCCGACCGTCCCGCCGAGCACGGCGCCAATGCCGAACGCGACCGCGACGTCGGTGCTGTCGATGTTCGGGCTGACGGCAGCGCCGATCGCGGTCTCGCCGGCCAGCATTCCGCCATCCAGGGCCATGCGCCCGGCAATGCGCCCGATCTTGCCGAGCTTCGTCCCCAGGACCAGAGGTGCGAGGGCGCCTTCCGAGACGGCCGTGGCGCCGATGGCCACGGGGTCGACGATCGTCGTGACGAGGCGCCCGATCGAGCCGGGGACGCCGAACTCCGAGAGGATCTCCTCCCGCTTCATGCTCTCCTGGAAAAGCTCCCCGAGACGGTCAAGCTCGGCCTGGGAGCCGGCATAGCCGATCTCGCCGAGGTAGCGGTCGGGCAGCGAGTATCGCGTCTGCCAGTCCTTCAGGCCCTGCTCGGTGGGCCTCCAGGTCGGATCATACGGGACGTCTCCTGCCTCCATCCGCTGGTAGAGCCAGTAGGCCGTCATGTCCTCCTTCGCCGTTGCCTTCGTGTAGTCCCAAAGGCCGTACTGGTCCTTGTCCGGCGAGGGGGGAGCGGTGGGGTCTGGCAGGGCCGGCGACACGTCACTGAAGATCGCGCCTTGGCCGTAGGGGCCGGTGCCACCGTCCGCGGTGTCGTAGAGGCCAGCAGGCGCCGCCGCGGCGGAGCGAACCACGCCGGCCGGCTTACCCGTAAGCTCCGAGAAGATCTTCACCGCATCGTTGCGCCGATTGTCGTAGCCGTTCCCCTTCCAAGGGGCCTTTGCGGACCAGCCGCCCGGCTGCTCGAAGTCGATGAAGATGCCGGCAGCCTCGGCCGGGTCGGAGGCCGACCGGAGCCGGCGACCGACGTGTGCGTAGTCGGTCTGAAGCTCGTGGTGAATGAACTGGAGCTGCGTCATGCGGTCCCGCACGTCGAGCCCCCGCTCCGCGGCGAACCGCTTCAGATTGGTCCACCGCCCGACCCCCGGTCGCGGGTCCCGGTGCCCGGCGATGCCGAACCCGGTGCCGTTGTCGTGTGAGAGGGTGGGGTCGAGGTTCTGGCCGCTCTCGTTGACGAGGTTCCCAACGATGCCGGCGGCGGCGGCTTCGCTCCAGCCTACGGAGCGGAAATAGTCGAAGGCTTCGCGCTGCGCGTCAGTTACCAATCATCGTTCCCTGGTGAGGTCCTGGTTCGTGGTGGGAGGCTGCTTGGGCGTCCAGTGTCGACGCGCCCTACGTCCGCGCTCGATCGCCTCGCGGTCCTCGATGATGCTCCGGACAGCGTCTTCCCGCGCCGCAACAGACTTCGCGTCACGAAGCTTGTTCATCTCGGCGATGTCGATCAGGCCGTCGGCGAGGTTCGGCACGGGCATTCCGGTGCCCGCGTTGACGATCATCCAGACGCCCTGCCCGTCCTTCGTCAGGGGGACAACCGACAGGGTCGAGGCGTCGGTAACGCCGGCCGCCGCACCATAGAGCGTGACGTACTCTTCCAGCAGCTCGGGGACCAACTCCCCGAAGTCGCTCGGGGTCCCGGCTCCGGCCGTGTAGACGGCCCGACCGTTGATGTTGGTATGGGTGTTCTTGAACCACTGGATCGCCTCATCGATCGCCTGCGACGGCGGGCGGGTCAAGGCGTACTGCTTGGCCTTCTGGCGGAGGACCCCGATGTCAGAGCCGGTCGGGTAGACCTCGGACCACCAGCCGCGCATCTGCTCTCGGACACGCTTCTCCAGCTCCTCGTCGGAGACCTTCGGTGCCGGAGCGGTCTTGCTGTTCTCCAGCGCCGTGCTAGTCACGACCGCCGCCTGCTCGGGGGTGAGGCCGTCCTGCCGGTAGAGCCGGTACGTCTCGAAGAACTCCTCGCTCTTGGCGTCCTTCACCAGCATCTCGGCGTAGGCCGGGTTCTTGGCGTGGAGGTCGAGATAGAGGTCCGCCGCATCCGTCACGGTGGCCGGGAGCTTGCCGCCCTTGGCGACGACCGCGGTAGCGGCTGCCGCCTGGACGCCATTGAGCTTCGCCGCCCACTCGGGGTTCGCGACCTTGTTGGCCGAGAACCACTGGAGGTCCGCCTCGAACTGGACCCGCGGATCGGTGCCGGCCGACAGGCTGGCCTTGCTCTCGGCGAGCCGCCGCTGGACAGCATTGTCCCGGCGCTTCTGGCCGGTCAGCGTCTTCGTCCCGCCGCGGCCGTCCGGGACTTCAATGTCCGCAAGCCGATCCAGCCCGCCCCCGGCGGGGTTGAGCGACGCAGCGTAGTCCTGGGCGTAGATCGTGTCTTCCTGGAGGGCCGCGTCCTCCTTCATCGCCCGCTCGGCCTCCGCCTTGGCGGCAGCCTCGGCAGTGCTCGCCCGGACCCGGTTCGCCTGATCCAGGTTCGCCAGCATGAAGCCCTCGCCGAGCCACGGGTGCGTGGTCCGGTAGGTGTCCACGTCCTTCTTGGTCAGGCTGCCGTCGGCCGCCTTGGCGTTGATCTCCGCCATGACGTCGAAATTGCGGGCGCGGGCATCCTTGTCCGCGACGCCCTGGGCAGCCTCGACGAGCTGGAGGCCCTTGACGCTGTAGTCGGCCGTCTTGCCGAGCGGCCCGACGCCGTCCCGGTCGTGCTCCAGGATCGCCTTGACGATGTCCGGGCGGCCCTGAAGGGCGTACTCGCGGGCGACGTCGAACAGAAGCGCGTTCTGGCGCGGGCCGGGGAGCTTGAGAATGTTGCGGTTCGCCTTGCCGGCGGCGACGACCGCCCCGGCGATGGCGTTCGCGTCCAGGCCCTTGGCGAGCCCGTCCTCGACGATCAGCCGGTATTGGCTCATGACGTTCGTGTCGAGCTGGCCGGCCGCGGCTTCCGCTTCGCGCTTCACGGCGCCCTGAAGGTAGCGCTCGTAGAACGGCTGCGAGGCGCGGGAGAAGATCGCCTTGGCGGCTTCGGACGGCAGGGTCGTCATGATCTCCTGCCGCCGCTGGTCCATCTTGGCCTGGAGCCCGGCGGTCGTGCCGTCGTACTCAGGCGAGGACGTCCAGGCGCCGATCTCGCGGTTCCACTCGTCGGCGAAGCGGGCGCCGGCAAGAGCGCCGAACGCCTCCTGGTTCGCCTCGGGGATCTCGCCGCGGCCGAGCTTGGCGGAGAACTCGGCGAAGGGCATGGTGCCGTACTTCGCCTGGACCGTGGCCGGCTGCCCGGCCTGCTGCTGCTGCTGGATCGCCTGAGTGCCGAAGCGGACGAGCGCCGAGTTGAGCGGCGACAGGGCGTCCGCGAGGCGGGCTAGGTTGTCCCCGACGCCCGACTGTTCCGCGGGCCGGACGTAGGTCGAGGACTGGATCGGGGTCGGCCGGAAGGGGGCTGGACCGCGGATCTCAGGGGCTTGGACGCGGCGTTGTGCCATTAGCTGACGTCCCTCGTGTTGGCGTCGTAGATGCGGAAGGCTTCAAGCCCGCTGGAGAAGATGCCCACGGCCGTCGGAAGGAAGCTCGGCGGCGTCGGGATGGGGACGCTGTTGATCTGGCTCTGAGTGCGAGCCTCGATGCTGTCCATCTCGCCAATCAGGTAGTTCTGGGTGGCAGAGAGGTTGTTCTCGATGGATGCGGAGTTACGGCCTTCCTTGGCGTAGTAGTCTGCAAGTAGAGCGTCTACCGAGAGGCCGGACACGCCGGCTTCGCCAGCCGCGGTGCGGGCCGTCGAGCGGGCTGAGAGAGCCTCGATCGACGCCTCGGTGCGCTCCTGGACGGCTGCCTCGCGCTCCTGGAGGAGGCGGTTCTGCGTGGAGGCGTACTCGTCGCGAGCCGCCGCCTGGGCGTTGAGGGCGTTCTGCTTGTAGGCTTCCGCCTGCGCATCATACTGCTGCTGCTGGCCCATGAAGCCGACGACCTGTTGGGCCGCGCCGATGACGAATGAAGCTGCCGCGAGAGCGGCGGAAGGGCACATGCGCTAGTGCTTCACCTTTGCGAACGAGAGGAAAGGGAGCCCGAACGGGCCGTAGGGCTCCTGGGCGTAGATTGTGAACCCGAGCCACCGGAGCCACCGGTGGTGGACGGTGTTGCGGGCGTCGGCGCGGTTCATGAGGACCGGCCAGCGGCGGTGGAGGCGGTCCACCCACGGACGAGACCCCCGCAGGAAGGTGACCGCGTGGCGCTCCAGCGTGGGGGTGGCGACCAGCCAGACCGACCCGGCATGGGGGACCTCTGGCAGGCCGCTCACGCCGAACATGCCGACAGGCTCCTCGCCCGCGACCATGGTGAAGGCGACGTCCGAGAAGCGGGCGCCGAACGTGAGGGTCAGCTCGGGCGGCAGACCGAACGCGGCGTAGCTCTCGTCCCGGTCTTCGGGGCGGAGACGTGGGGCCAGGAACGAAGCGTCCCCGGCCTCCACCGCCCGCACGGTGCGCCTCAGATCTGCTGAGCGCGGCCCGTGTATGTCGCCTCCCACTCCGCCGACAGGAGGCGGACCTGATAGACGCTTTTGGTCGTGATGGTGATCTCGGCCTCAGTGTTCGCGGTGTGGATCGGGACCGTGAAGGTTCCGCTGCGCAGCCTCGATCTGGTCTGGGCCAGCGGGTCCCAACGATCCTCTGCGACGCACTTGAAGTACCTCGGAGC